GTCGATGGTCAAATCGTAGCACCGCATTGTCCCACTAATGAGACAGTGACGAGGCTTATGCTGCCAGCTTTTAAAGCTGTGACTAGATATCTTGGGAGATCCAAGCCGATTGCCATGACGGAAGTTGTGGAAATGTATCGGTCTCGAAAACGCAAGATCTACGAACAAGCACTGGTGGATTATGAATTGCACGGTTGCCATCGACAACACAGCATTAGCAACTCCTTTGTGAAGTGTGAAAAGACCAACACCACGAAAGCGCCGAGGAATATTCAACCACGACACCCAGTATACAACCTTGAGTTGGCTTGCTATCTTAAACCAATGGAGAAACGAATCCAGAAGTGTTTTAAGAAGCTCTTTGGACAGCATACAATTTTAAAAGGGTATGATGCCAATGTACTAGGTGGAATGATTGCTGACAAATGGAACACATTCACCGATCCAGTAGCTATTGGATTAGATGCTGTGAAGTTTGACATGCATTTTTCGCCGGCAATGCTTGAATGGGAGCATAGTGTGTACAATAGCATATTTCAGGACACACGCCTTAGGCAGTTGTTGACATGGCAAATGTTCAACATTGGAAAGGGTCGATGTTATGATGGGAAACTTAGTTACCGTGTCAAGGGGAAACGGTTCTCAGGCGACATCAACACTTCCATGGGTAATTGCCTGGTTATGTGTTCAATGCTGTACTCTTTGTTCAAGCATATTGGAGTGGATGGCCAGTTGGCCAATAATGGAGATGACTGTGTTGTATTTTTAGAGAGGAGAGACGTGAATTTGTTCACGGGACAGGTTGTAGACTGGTTTGGTGACCTAGGTTTTAGGATTACCCTTGAGAAACCAGTCTACACGCTTGAGGAGATTGAATTTTGCCAATGCCACGCAATTCAAATAAATGGGTCATATAGACTGGTGCGTAATATACCAACAGTTATGAGTAAAGACGCTGCTAGTGTCTACCCATTTGATAATGAATTGGCCTGGCGGCGTTGGCTTTATCAAGTTGG